GGGCACGCAAACGTCCTTTCATAACCCGGTGCTTTTTGTTGATTATTACACAACTCCTAGCAGTTGTAAAATCGTTACCGGTTATCCTAGATACATTCTGTAAAGGCTTAAACTATTTCATCTGTCACACCAAACATCGAGCTCACGCCATTCGTGACGTAAGAATGAGAGGTGATCACTGAAAGAGTATCACTAAACATAGGGAATCATTATAAGAAAAATATATATATTATTGGTGAGGCAAAAATCAAGCGTGGTCAAAGCTTTAATAAAATCCTCAGGTGCGAAGAACTTAGGCAGACGAGTCAGGGTCCCATCCAATGACGGGTAACGTTGACACGAAAAATCCAGCAGAAAAATCTTCACCCACTGCACGGAAGAACTCCGGTTTGGTGTGTGGATCACTGTCATAATTCAACGCTTGAAAACAACCCATATACCGCGAACCTGAATTCGAGGCATTTGGAATTGAAATCTTGTTGGTGACACTGAAAGTTGCTCCCGTTGAGGTCACATCAGCAGTTGCAGTTGCAGGGTACTGATTGTAAAACGGGAATTCAACTTCTATGCCTCCAGTGGCATCTCCTCGGCCGAATGCATATGAACGAACAGAGACAAAAGCATTCGTGTTGTCGATTGGTTGGGCGCCATTCTGAATAGTATTCAAATTCAAAACGCTCACGCCGACACCAGATCTTGGGTACGACATCGCTAAGATGTGAGGATCGTGGGACTTAAGCATATTAATAGCTTTCCATCTCATCGAACCTCGAATCATCGCATAACACGAAGCAACTCTATCATACGTATCAAAACGCATAACTGTCGCAACGACCGCAGGTGTGGAATCAATTTGCCGAACAGAGATTTGAGGTGGATAACAACTATAAAATTGATCAGTCGTTTGTCCATCGGGAATATTGAGCACTCTGTTAAATCGCTTCAACAACGATCTAAACGAGAGAACTCTCTCTCCAATTGCGGCTCTGGCTGACATCAAAGATTGACTGTCACGAGCTCCACCCACTGACTCCTCAGTAATGGTGCAGTCTTTTCTACCTGCTTGTGGAACTATTCTACCAGATTGTGGCGTCCATTGAAAAACTGGATCACCACTGGGTTGAGCTGGGCCTGCCCACTCGAAATCTTCACCTGCTGATACTTCCACTAAAACCGAAATTGAAGAAGAAACATTCGCAGGGGCAACCAATGGATTCAACACAAACAGAGTTAATTTCCCTGTAAATGAATCATTCCCATATGTTGCTCGATACTGAGCAAAAGCCGTGTAAGGCACGTCGATCACAAACTCATTTCCGTTCCTCACATCGATAATCGTACGATGGAGATACTGAGAAAGAGCAAGATTAACAACTGGAGCACTTCCAATGTTGGCGTAGTCGTAAGGAGTGAATGCCGCCAAAAGACGACCAGAATGAAATTCTGTTTTCACTAATTTAAACGTAAACCTAATTGTACCTCTCCAGAGGGTAAAGAACGAAGATACAAAAGCCAGAGGCGTCAAATGCGTAATGGCTGTCGTAGCTTGTGTCGTGTTCCTTGTGAACAACCTTGGAGAAATTGGTTGTGTCAAAAGGACAGCATCAGCAGCACTAGCCGTGGACCATGAAAATCCAGTATAGTACGCTGAAATGCCAGCGACGTAATTGAGGGCGAGCTCATCAACATCTCCCCCAGCAAAATTTGGAATATCTTCCACCTCATTGCGATCAAACAACGCAAGTTTAGTAGAATTATCCTGAGCGTCCACATTTGTAAATCGATGCATGATCTGCTTCGACATGTAGACAGTGGGGCCCTCATTTCTAGGACGGGCCCAACCGAACGCTCCGGCGGCTCGACCAACAATGTCAGACGCCCATGAAACAGGTTGTGCAACTGAAGACAGCAACGGAATCCCAGATAAAATCTTGGAAGCCATTCCGACTTTCAAAGCTGCTGATTGAATTGGACCCAACCCACCAGATTCGGCTTCAGCATCAGCAGGTCTGTTCGGATTTCTCCTAACTCGCCCATAAGGCCTACCCGATTGAGGCATGGTTGGTAATGTAATTTCAACCTTTTCATAATGCGCAAAAAGAGTGTAAGAGCACGAGCTGGAACCAGCAGGCGACACCAGAGGCGAGTACGCTAAAAGCGCAACCGTTCCAATGTTACCATACGTACTGAGCAGCTTTACAGCTGTCCACCCTTGAACATTGATGTGTGGAATAACAAGCGTGCCCTCAGTGTCACAATTGACATCTAATTCCACTCGCGGTAGTTGAGTAACTTCCGTAAGTGTGGCCATATGAGCTCGCGTAAACGCGACTGTGTTTCCCACGGATCCACCATTTGGACAGAAAACCAGCATATATCTTCCTTGCTGGAATCTGTTGCCATTGATCTGAAGGGTCAGGTGCAATTCACCTCTAAACCCTAAAGTTCCTTGGATTTTGTAACCCCATATGTCATTGACGTTAATCAAGTCACTGGGGACGATCTTTGACAGAATCGCTGTAGCGAACGTATCCGTCGTGTTGAGTGTTCCTGTTGAAACAATCTTCGGTTTCGCCAGAAACGATGCGATTTCATTGGCCACTTGCGTCCTCGCTGAATTCAATAACTCATTCGATAACGGCAAGTATGATCTCACACTCGTTGTAACTCCACCATCATTTGTGGCAGAGGTTGTGTTCTGATTCAGATCGGAACCAGACACTTCTTCTGTTTGCTGTACAGAGAACAGACCTTCTTTTCCAGGCGGGTTTTCGCCTTCAGCAGTATTTGTTGTAGCAGCTGATATAAACGCGTAGGACCCAGCTAAGCCCAGTTGCGCTCTCCGGTTTCCTGGATAATACGGGAATGCCGCAAGGGCCATCCTGGAAGTAACGCTAAATAGCGCAGCCCCTCTGCCAATGCCTAAGCGTCCGCTTTGAGGTTGTATGACCGGAGTATTGTCTCTCTCCACGTCGTAATCAGAGGCGGGCAGGTCCTCAGAGGGAGCAAAGCTCCGGTAGTAATTGTTGTTGAACATATCCATCCAATAACTTTCACCACGCATCATCACCTGTTGGTAATAACGCTCGAACGAGGACGACTCGGGTCGCTGCATCCCAGGACAGTTGTCTATAGCTGCTAGTATTTTAGAACACCAGTAGTCAAAGACACTTTTCCCGTGCAAAGCCAACTCGTGAAGAACAACTTGTACGTTGTTCTCCGTGTCGCCAATTGGGTTTCCACCCTTTTTGACCCAGTTTGCTATATCCAACACTGAGTCTAGCGCCAAAGGCCCGACATATCGTCCGGTCCTTTCATCATACACCCACCTCCGTTTCAAGAACGTAACTTCGGTGAGATCATGGAGTTTTTCCGTCAACACAGTCTCTTTATCAGCACTTGTGTAGACATGGCCAAGCTTAACCATCTGTTCTGCAATAACTTTTTCGTTGAAATAATCAACATACTCAGGATGAACAGAGAAAACGTTGTCATCTCCAAGAACAAGGAGGTAGACATGCTTGTTGAAATCATGGGATCCTTCTAGACGGCATTCAACAGCCCAGTGCCAGCAGACGCGAAACATCAACTGTACAGTCAAGCTATTGAACATTGCCGTAAGGAAATGCCCACTTGGCATAGAACCATGCCAATACATGAGAATACCACGATTCACATGCAGAGAATTTGTCAGGTCAAGCAACAAAATCGACCTAACTCGATTGCCCACAGGGTCCTCACCATACCACTCATTCACCATTTCTCCAAGAAATTGGTGAAAGATAGGTAGCTCTCTCTTATCGAGTCCCTCAAAATCGCCAGCACCTTTATTTCTTCCGGTGCCAAACTGGTTGAGAAGGCGAGCTGCAAGGTCCCACTGCGAACTGAACTCATTCACTCCAATGGACACACCATTCTGGAGCTTGTTCATGATCATCCACTTACTGAACGAACCAAAGTACATTCTGCAAAGAATGAAATAGACCAATGGCGACCCACTGAACATTCTAGTCTTCCCAGCGAAAACCTTTGCCTTTTTCCGTGTTTCATCTTTCAGAGTATCTGTAAAGATGTGATTTGAGCGAATATTCTGCATCGCTAACAATTCAACACGGTGAACTTCTCGTTTAAGTTCTTGGGCTTCAGGAGTGGATAAATCAAAATCCATACCATCACCAAAGAAATAGACCTTATTCGAGGGCTTGGTTGTCACATTGTATGGGTAACCAGAC